TTCATCTATGACACCTATGTAATTATCTATACTTTTTTTAATATCCTCTAATCTATCTGTAATAAATTTTCTTTGTAATTCCCTTATTGCAGTTTCGTCAGATAAACCTTTTCTGTATTTTAATGGTCTATTTTTTGCTTCTTCTACAAAACCATCATATTCACTACCACCTTCTTTTACTTCATCTACGACAGTCATAAAATGTTCTTTTAAAAATTGTTCTTCAAATCTTTTAAATCCCGGAGACATGCTACGAG